TAAAAGTATTAGATGAAAAATTAGAGTATTTATCTTTAGTTAAGAATTTAGCACATAAGGGTAAACACAATTATAGTGAAGTATATGCTAATACTAAAACACAAGATGGAGCAATATCAGCTTATCTCTTAAGTAAGAAAATAATCCCCCCTGCTAAAGATCGCAACCCACTGACAAAGAAAAATTATGCTGGTGGTTATTTATTTTGTCCAAAAGCTGGAATTTATAATTATGTATTTGATTTAGATTTAACATCACTATACCCATCAATTATTATGACTGTTAATATTGGTAAAGAAACTATGGTTGGTAGAATTATAGATGCTGATGATAGGAATAATCGTTTAGGTTTAAATGATTTAAAAAGTAGAGATTATGCTGAGGAGTTAATTGTTGAAAATCTTAAACGAAGTAGAAATAAGATTACAGTTGGTAAATTAATTAAAACTATTGAAAATAATGATTTGTCAATATCAGCTAATGGGGTAATGTTTGCTACTAATCGTGAGTCTGTTTTATCAACTATACTAAAAAAATGGTTTGATGAGCGAGTTAAATATAAAAATGCTATGAAAGAAGCATTCAAATCAGATAATAAAGAATTAGGTGCAACTTTCCATATGAAACAGTATACAATGAAAATTTTACTTAATTCGTTATATGGCGCAACAGCTTTAGGGTCATTCCGTTATGGTAATGTTATATTATCTGAAGCTATAACGCTTAGTGGACAGCGTATAATACAAGAATCCGCACTATCAGCTAATAGAGAAATAAATAAAGAAATAAAAGTATAATGAAACATTTAGAAGACACTCCATGGTGGATTTGTGACACTGAAGATACTAATTATGTGGCATATTCAGATACGGATTCAATTTATATTCATGCAGAACCATTATTAAGATTTAAATATAATAATTTTGATGAAATGTCTGAAGAAGAAAAGGATGATAAGTTAGAAGCTATAGCTGTAGATTATGAAAAAATAGTTACTAAATCATATGATTCACTAGCATTAGATTGTTTTAATGCTAAGGGAAAACATAGGTTAGATATGAAAACAGAATGTGTTATCAGAGCAGCTTATTTTAGAGCAACTCGAAGATATGCCCAGTGGATTACTAAACAAGAAGGTATTGTAAAAGAATCACTTGATGTAAAAGGTCTTGAATTTAAAAAAGCAAATTTCCCACCAGTATTAGGTAGATTTTTCCATAGTGCTCTGGTTGATGTTTTAAAAGGAACTAAACAAGATGAAATTGATGCCAGAGTTAAAAAGTTTAAGAAAGAAATATTAGGTGGTGAAATTCCATTAACTGAATTAGGTAACCCAACTTCGGTAAAAACACTTAATAAATACACTGAACGTAAGGCAAGAGCAGGAGAAATGTTTACAGTAGTAGCTAAAGGAGCCCCAGCAGCAGTTAGAGCAGTAATTAGGTATAATGATTTATTAAAATTTTGGGGATTAAGTAATAAACATAATACAATAACACAGGGTGATAAAATTAAATGGATTTATATGAAACCAAATGCTTATCAAATTGATGCTATTGCATTTTTAGAGTGGGATTTACCAGATAAAATTCGTACATTTATTGAGCAGAATGCAGATAGAAAAAAAATATTTGAATCTATATTGTTAAATAAGCTAGAAGGATTCTATAATGATTTAGGGTGGACATTAAATTTAAACCCATATAAAGAAATGTTTTTTAAATTTTAAATAAAATGATAAATAAATTAACACTACAATCTATAATTAATAAATATTACCTAGGACAGAATGAAGCTGTAAAATGGGTAATTGAAAACAATTCAATAAGTATTGATTTCATGACTCCTTCCAAAGATGTTATAGGAAGTGTAACTTGCGATGATTTTGAATTAGAAGATAGTAAATTAGCAATTTATGATACTAAAAAATTATCAAGTTTAGTTAATATTTGTAATGGAGATCTACTTTTAGAATTAGAAAAAAATAATGCTATATGTACAAAATTAAAGATATCAGATTTAAATTTTAATCTTAACTATGCATTATCAGATCCTCTATTGATTAACAAGGTAGGAGAAGTAACAATTCCTGAGTGGGTTGTTGAGTTAAATTTATCACATGAAGATATTGATAATATAATTAGAGCTAAAAGTGCATTATCTCAAATTGATAATATGTTAATAACAACATCAACTAATTTAGATGGTGAGGATGTTGTTGAATTTGTATTTGGTGATGAGTCAGGACATAATAATAAAATCACATATCAAGTACAAGGGGACATTAGTGAAAAAAATATTAAATTACCATTTAATTCTGATACATTTAAAACAATCCTCCAAGCTAATAAAGATATGGAAGGTGGAAAATTATATTTGAGTAGCATGGGTTTAATGAAATTAGAATTTTCATTAGATAAAATTACTTCAAAATATTTTGTAGTAAGGAAAGCAGAAACGGAATTTTAATATACGTATAACAAATTGACCTAAGGGCGCACGTTTTATTTTTATTAACCGATGATCGAAAGACATCACAAAACCAAATGATATGAGTACATTATTTTATGAACACACCCCATTCGATATTTTATTTCGAAATTTTTTCAAAGCAGATGAAGCATACGCTCCTGCATTAAATTCAAAACAACCACATCCACTAGATATTTACTATGATCAAGAAGGACTTTACTTCGAGATTGCATGTACTGGTCTTACAAAGGAAGATATTTCAATTGAAATTGAATCTGATGTATTAAGGATATCTTACTCGAAACCTAAAGATGATGAAGATTTCTCAGGATATATTTATCACGGTTTGAGTAAAAAATCGTTTAGTTTAGGATATAAAATTGCCCCTAAATTTGACTTAACAAAAATAGATGCTGAAATGGAAAATGGTTTACTGAAAATTTCATTACCATTAACTAAAGAAGCAAAACCAAAAGCAATTAAAATTAAGTAACCTAAAGCGCCCTTTAGGTTGGTTTACTAATATGTTTTTCGTATATTAACGTTATAAATAAATAAAAATTAAAGTTATATGGCAAAAGTCACAGATTCTGTTTTAGATCCTTACTTTGTAGGGAAAGATGCATATGGTTACACCGTGTATGAGGTAGTAACTCCCCAAAAAAGATATCTTGAAAAAGGTAGTGAAGGTAAAGATTACGAAAAACCATTAGGACATTATTCTTCATTTGGAGCTTCTTTACAAAAGATAGCTACATTAAAGCTAAATAATGAAAAAGACCATTATAAAAGCATAAGAGAATATCTTGAGAGATGGGATACAATATTAACTGAATTAAAAATATTACAAAATTATAAAGGATTATGAAATTAGAAGCATTGTTTAATGCCGTTATTGTTAAACCAATAGAGGCAGAAGAAACCCAACATGGTAACATTATTGTTCCAGATATGGGTAATGAAAAAAACCAAACAGGTGAGGTCGTTTCTGTTGGACCAGGACAAACCACTCTTATGGGAGAATTTGTTAAAACTATGAGTAAAGTAGGAGATGTAGTAGTACTACCAACTCAAGGTTTTACAAAATTGCCTTATGACGGTGAAGAGTACTGGGTAGGACCAGAAAATCAAATATTAGCTAAAATTAACAAATAAAAAATAAAAAATGCCACTATTTACAAATAAAGAAGTAAAATTCGGACCAGAAGCAAGAGCAGAGGTTATGGAAGGAATTAATATCCTAGCTGATGCAGTTGTATGTACATTAGGACCTAATGGGAGAAATGTACTAATTGATCATAATGGTTATGATGATACATATAAACCAACTCACACCAAAGATGGTGTTACAGTAGCTAAAAACATAACAGTTCATGGTTTAGTTAAAAATCTAGGAGCTCAATTAGTAAAACAAGCAGCTACTAATACAGCAGATAAAGCAGGTGATGGAACCACTACATCAACACTTTTAGCACGCGAATTAATTAAAGAAGGATTAAACCACCTCAATAATGGGGAAAATGCTAATGAAATAAAACGCGATATTGATAAAGCCGTTAGAGAAGTAATTACTATTATTAGAGATAATATTTCAAAAGAAATTTCATCTGAAGAACAATTACAACAAATCGCAACTGTATCAGCAAATAATGATGTTGAAATCGGAAATTTAATTTCAACAGCTATTGAAAAAGTTGGTAGAGACGGAGTTGTACATATTGAAGAATCTAAAACAGGAGAAACATATTTAGAGACAGTTGAAGGTATGCAGTTTGACAGAGGATATAAATCTCATTTCTTTGTTACTGATAATTCTACTATGAATTGTACTCTTGAAGATACTTATATTTTAATTGCTGATCATAAATTCACTCAGGTTAAAGATTTATTACCAATCCTGGAAAGTGTTTCTAGCGCTAACAAATCATTACTTATAATTGCTGAAGATATTGAAGGGGAGGCATTAGCTACTCTTATCGTTAATAAAGCAAGAGGAATTCTTAAAGTAGCAGCAATTAAAGCACCAGATTTTGGTGAGCGTAGAAAGTTAATTTTAGAAGATATAGCTACATTAACTGGAGGTCAAGTTTTTGATAAAGATAAAGGTATGAAACTTGATAAATTTAGTTGGGAATGGTTTGGAGAAGCACGTGCTGTAACTATTACTAAAGAACAAACTACAATTGTTGATGGGAAAGGTGAAGCAGAGGCTATAAATGATCATGTTACAAATCTACAATCTCAAATTGAAAAAGAAGATACTCCATATATTATAGAACATCTCCAATCTCGTTTAGCAAAAATGATTGGTGGAGTTTCTATTGTGCATGTTGGAGGTCATACTGAAGTAGAAATGAGAGAAAGAAAAGATAGAGTTGATGATGCTCTACATGCAACAAAAGCAGCACTGGAAGAAGGTATTGTACCTGGAGGTGGAGCTGCATTATTATATGCTTCTAATGGATTAAAAACTGATTCTATAGGATATAAAATTGTTAAAAATGCATGTAGAAAACCATTTAATCAAATATTAGTTAATGCCGGGTATGATAATACTCGCGCTGAAATGCTAGCAATGGATCTTTGTGGTGGAGGAGATGATTTTTGGGCTGGTTATGATTTAAGTAAAGGTATAACTGTTAACATGGAAGAAGCAGGGATTTTAGATCCTACAAAGGTTACAATTACAGCCCTTGAAAATGCAGCATCTGTAGCAGGAACCATTTTACTAACAGAATGTGTGGTAGTTGATCATCCTGAAATTAAGGATCCTATTCCAGAAACAGCTGCTCCAATGATGAATATGTAAATTATGGAGAAGAAAACAGTTGAACATAATGAATTAATTGCTACAAGAGTACCACCTGGAGACAGGTGGTCACTCCAAGGTGATTCTAGAAAAGAAGTATTTTCTAATTTAACAGATACTTTAGAAGCCTTTTACCACCAAACAGGATTTACAGGTGCTTATAGGTTAGATCCTCTTGACAGTAAATTATATGCTATTCAAACATCTAAAATTGAAGTTAAAAAAGAAAAACCAAAAGTTTATGGTATGTACGGTGAATTTAGACAAGGTATTTAAGTTTGGATATTTAAAAAAGTTTTTGTATATTATATAAAATAAAAGTTATGAGTAAGGAGCATTCATTGTGGGTTGAAAAATACAGACCTAACACATTAGATAATTATGTTGGTAACGAAAACATAAAAAAATCAATATCAGCATATTTAAACCAAAATGACATACAAAATTTAATATTTTATGGTCCGGCTGGAACTGGTAAAACAACATTAGCAAAGATTATTGTTAAAAATTTAGATTGTGACTATTTGTATATTAATGCTTCTGATGAGCGTGGTATTGAAACTATTAGGGATAAAGTATCAGGATTTGCAAGCACAATGTCTTTCACACCACTTAAAGTTATTATTCTAGATGAAGCCGATTTTCTTACGATTCAAGCTCAAGCTTCTCTCCGTAATGTAATTGAAACATTTTCACGTACTACTAGATTTATATTAACTTGTAATTATATTGAACGTGTAATTGATCCCCTACAATCTAGGTGTCAAACTTTAAAAGTAATCCCCCCATCAAAGCAAGATATTGTTTACCATATTATAGATATTCTCAAAAAAGAAAATTTAGGAATGGGAGCTGATGATTTAAAATTAGTTATTAATCAACATTACCCAGATATTCGTAAAGTACTTAACACTCTGCAAGTTTCTAATGTAGAAGGTGATACTATTATCGTAGATAAAACAACATTAGTATCATCAAGTTATATGAGAAAAGTATTAAAGGAATTATCTGATGATAAACCAAGGTTTAATAATATTAGACAAATAATTGCGGATGCCAATGTTCAAGATTTTGAAGAATTATATAGATACCTTTATGATCATGCTCATATATTTGCTTTAGGTAAAGAAGGAATGGTAGCATACCACATAAATGAATACACATACCAATCTAATTTTAGAATTGATAAAGAAATTAATTGTATGGCATTAATAAATCAGTTAATTAATATTTAATGAGAAAATTTATAGAATTTACCTTAATATGGTATAGTCAACAAATGGCTATTCCATTTTGGATAGTAGGACACGTACACTTATCATTAAGTGTGTATGAAGATTTACATGAAATAATCGCTAGTGTAGGTTTAAATATTTTAGTTGCGATTGGATTTATAATAGATTTTAAAAAAAACAAATAAAAACAAATAAAAACAAATAAAAATGGCAAAACAACCTCAAGCTCAACAAATGAATGTTGACGTAAAAAACACCACATCAATCGAAACTCCATCAGGTGGAGTAGTTTTTCAACAAGGAGTATTACTTCGTCAAGTATCTAAATTTGTAGTAGGTGCTGAAGAAGATGCAATTATGCCCATCCCTGTATTCTATGATCCTACTACAGGAAAAATATTAACATCAACAATCCCAGTTGAATTAAGAGATGAATACAAAGATCATACTATAGCATAATGCACCACATATGAAACTCTGGGATTGGTTAGATGAAATAACAGTTAAGAAATCACCATCATCTCAATTTTCAGATGAAGATTGGGATAGTTGGAATTCTTATATGGTTCATAGATTTATTTCTATGGGGCAAAAAAACATTGAAACAGCTAATATAGCTCAAAAAATGCACCCTACTGATAAAGTAGGTATCTACAATTTTTATTGTAATATGATCCCTCAAAGAAAAGTATGGAATAAATATATTAAACCAAGCATTAAACCAAAAAACAAAGATTTACTGAGTTTAATAGCTAATTATTTTGAGTGTGGATTTCACGAAGCAGATCATTATATTGATGTAATGGGAAAGAAAGAAGTTAAATTTATTCTAACATCTATAGGAAAAGAAAAAAAAGAAATAACCCAATTATTTAAAACATGAACTTAGAATTATATAATATGTTAAAAACATCAGCTGAAGCTGATAGAGCAAAAGCATTATTATCATTAGATTTATTAGGTAATAAATCAGTAGGTATCGGTGATCATTCAACTGATGATTTTTACAAAAATGCTGAAGAAGCATTAATTTCTTTGGTAGATGCTGATGACAGGTTAAACACATTAAAAATATATTTCTCTAAAAAATCAATAATAAAATGAGCAATACAGTAGAAAAATATTACGAAAACAATCCAGGATCCGAGAATATTAAACCAGAAAAAATTAGAACTAAATCTGATTTTGAAAAAACTTATCCTGAGTTAGCAATTGAATTTCAAAAAATTCAAAAAGAGCAATATGATTTATTTGCTAGTAAGATGATGGATTATGGTTTAGGGAATATTTCATTAGGTTCAGATTTAAATTCACCTGAAGATAGGGATCTTTCACTTACAGGTATATGGCTTAGATGTAATGATAAAATAAATAGATTAAAAAATATTTTAAAACGTAATGGTAAAACTTATGTTGCTGATGAAGCATCAATTGATAGTTGGGTTGATATATCCAATTATGGAATTATAGCAATGTTAGTTACTAGAGGTAAGTGGAAATAAATGGCAAAGAAAAAAATACCCGCTATTGTAAAATTAGTTAGAAATTATAACCCTGAACCCATTAACCATGCGTTCCAGAAAAATGTTTCTTTCTCTCAACTTTCAATGTTTAGGCAATGTCCAAAAAAATGGTCATTACAATACAAAGAAGGTCATAAACAATATACTCCTACAATACACACAGTATTTGGAACAGCTTTACACGAAGCTGTACAACATTATTTAACTATAATGTATGATGTAAGTGCGGCTGCAGCTGATAGAGAAGATATTATCGGTTTATTTGAAGAAAAGCTATCAGAAGAATATAGAATACAGTACAAGAAAAATAATGGGCATTTTAGTGATGCTATTGAATTAAGGGAATTTTTCGAGGATGGCGTAAATATTATTACACATTTAATTAAAAATAGAGGAAAATATTTCTCTAAAAGAGGTACATATTTAGCAGGCATTGAAGTACCTATATTAATTAAGCCTAATATGCGCTATACAAACGTAATATACCAGGGTTACTTAGATGTTGTGTTATATAATGAAAACACAGGTAAATTCGATATAATCGACATAAAAACATCAACTAATGGGTGGAATAAATGGGCTAAAAAAGATGAAGATAAACAATTTCAATTAATATTATATAAGAAGTTTTTTAGTGAAACCTTTAATGTACCCTTAGAAAATATTAATATTGAATTTTTTATAGTAAAAAGAAAATTATACGAAAGCGAGGATTTTGTAATACCTAGAATACAGAGATTTGTACCTGCATCCGGTAAAGTAAAATTAAATAAAGCAACAAATGCTTTAAATGAATTTATTACTAAAGCATTTACTAGAGATGGTTATGCTGAAGTTGAACATATACCAACACCTGATAACCCAAATAATAATTGTAATTGGTGTGCATACCACAAGACTCATTTATGTCCTGCGACATTTTAGAATCCATATATGTATATTTAATTATTAAAAATAAAAATTATGACAAATAGTAAAGAAATGACACTAACTAGTGTTAAAGTAAGAAGTAACTTATTCGAAAATTTTAAAATTGAGTGTGTAAAACGTAAATTTAGTTTCCAAAAGCTTGCTGATAGAGCTATCTTTTTGTACCTTACAGATGAAGATTTTAGAAAAAAAATAAACAATCAAATTAATCTAGAAATTAAAGACTAAAAATAAATGAAAGAAGGTTATATTAAACAAAGTAATAGAAAGAAAATTTTATTACTAACAGATGACATTAGGGTTCATTCTGGAGTTGCACAAATTGGTAGAGAAATTGTAATTAATACTTCTCATAGATATAATTGGATACAATTAGCAGGTTCTGTTAAACACCCTGATAAAGGGAAGATAGCAGATTTATCTAAGGAAACTAATAAAGAAATTGGTATTGAAGATGCTTATACAAAACTTTACCCTACAGATGGGTATGGTACACCTGATATTTTAAGAGAAATAATAAAATTAGAAAAACCAGATGCTATACTTTTAATTACTGATCCAAGATATTTCCAATGGGTATTTAACATGGAAGAGGAAATTAGAACTAATATTCCAATAGCTTATTTAAATATTTGGGATGACATGCCAGCACCCCAGTATAATGAAGAATTTTATGAATCTTGCGATGCTCTATTCGGTATTTCAAAACAAACAGTAGTTATTAATAAAATTGTTTTAGGGGATAAAGCTAATGATAAAGTTATTAAATATGTTCCTCATGGTTTAGATACTAATAAATTCTTTCCTATTAAAGAAGAAAATGCTGAATATAAAGAATTTGTAGATAGATTTACAAGGGGTCAAGAAAAAGATTTTATATTACTTTTTAATTCTAGAAATATTAGAAGAAAATCTATACCTGATGCTTTAGCAGCTTGGAAGTTATTTATAGATGATCTCACTGAAGAACAAAAGAAAAAAACACTATTTGTTTTACACACAGAACCAGGAAGTGAGCATGGTACTGATTTACCAGCAGTGATTAGTTATTTAATGGGTGAAGATGATACTACAGTTATAATATCTAACCAAAAACTTCACTATAGCCAAATGAATTATTTATATAATATGGCTGATGGGGTTATTTTACTGTCAGCAGCTGAGGGTTGGGGTTTATCATTAACTGAATCGTTACTTACAGGTACTCCATTTATAGCTAATGTTACTGGAGGGATGCAAGATCAAATGAGATTTATCGACCATAACGGAAATTGGTATACAAATAGTAAAGAAATCCCATCAAACCATAATGGCACGTTTACTAAACATGGTGAGTGGGCATTACCAGTTTATCCTAAAGCTTTAGGGATGGTAGGATCAATGGTTACACCTTATATTTGGGATAGTAGATGTGATTTTAGAGATGCATATGATAAGTTAAAGGATTTATATGCTATGTCTAATGCTGAAAGATTAAAAATAGGTGAAAGCGGGAGAAAATGGGCTACAGGAGATGAAGCTGGATTTACAGCATCAAAAATGGCTGATACATTCGCAGATGGGATGGAAGAATTATTTACTACTTGGAAACCAAGAAAGAATTTCGTATTCTTACAGGATGATGAATTTAAACCAAGACAATTACAACATAAATTAATATATTAAATGAAAAATACATTTTACATAAGTTGTCCAATAGACACATACTCAGGCTATGGAGCAAGAAGTAGAGATTTTGTTAAAGCATTAATTGAATCTAATAAATATGATGTTAAAATCTTATCTCAAAGATGGGGAGATACTAGAAAAGGATTTTTAAATGATTTTGAAGAATGGGAATTTCTTAAAGAATATGTATCACCTGCTTTAACTTCAAAACCAGATATTTGGTGTCAAATAACAGTACCTAATGAATTTCAAAAAGTTGGGAAATACAATATTGGGCTTACAGCAGGAATTGAAACTACAGCTTGTGCTGCCCCCTGGATTGAGGGTTGTAATAGGATGGATTTAATTTTAACATCATCTGAGCATTCTAAAAGGGTATTTGAAAGCACTAAATATGAATCTAAGGACCAGCAAACTGGCAAAACTCAAGAAGTTAAGTTAACAACCCCAGTTGAGGTATTATTTGAGGGGGTTGATTTAAATGTTTATAAATCTGTTAAAGAATTTAAAAATAAAGAATTATATAATAAAATAAATAATATCCCAGAAAAATTTGCTTATTTATTTGTAGGGCATTGGCTGCAAGGAGAATTAGGTCAAGATAGAAAAAATGTTGGGTTATTAGTAAAAGCTTTCTATGAGGTATTTAAAGGAAAATCTAATGCTCCTGCATTAATCTTAAAAACTAGTATTGGTAAAGGGTCTCATATGGATAGAAGAGAGATACAAAAAAGAATTAATTCTATAAAAAAATCAGTACCTGGTGAAAAATTACCTCATATTTATTTACTCCATGGTGATTTATCAAATAGTGAAGTAAATGAATTATATAATCACCCAAAAATTAAATCGAACGTATCAGCAACTAAAGGTGAGGGATTCGGAAGACCATTATTAGAATTTGCTTTAACAGGCAAACCTACAATAGCAACAGGGTGGAGTGGTCATGTTGATTTTTTAGATGGTAAATTAACACCATTAATGGGGGGTAAATTAAATCCAATTCATGCTTCGGCACAACAAAAAGATATGCTAATTGAAGGATCACAGTGGTTTGATGTTGATCATGGTCATTTAGGTCATTTTCTAATGGATGTAAAGAAAAATTATAAAAAATGGACACCAAAATCAAAAACACTGGCTAATAGATTAAAGAAAAAATTTAGTTTTAATGCTATGAAAGAATTACTCATTAAAATTTTAGATGATAAAGTTGATATTCCAACTCAAGTTAAATTGAATATTCCTAAATTAGATGGGATGACGTTACCAACAATGAAAAAAATATAATTATGGATGATTTAAAAATATGTGATAGATGCGGCTCAGATGCTTGTTACGTACAAGAAGTAAATAATGAAATAACTAACTACCAGTGTTATGGTTGTGGGTTTGTTACTAACACACTATTAAAAAAAGGTACTAAATTTTTTGAGGAGCAAATGGAATTACTCCCCAATTTATATAAAGAATTAATGGGCGAAGATGATGATGGTAAAATATGGATGCCTTCTACAATAAACATGCCTCAAATGGGTATGATTTTTGCTAATGGTAAAAGTGCTGAAAAATGGAATTGGGCTGGAGTATTATCTGTCCCAGTTAAGGAAGAAGAAAAAGAAAAATACCCAATTCCTAATAAAGAAGGTGAATTTTATGAGTGGAGAATGGATATGAGTACTATGAAGGAATTTCCTGAAAGTGATTACATTGAGGCTCTAGACTATATAGGGATATTTAGTGCTGAAGAAAAATAAAAACTCTAGTAATTTTATTAATCTTTTAGGTTGGAGACCACAAGGTAGATTATTATATTATGTCAATAATTTAAACTAATATGAAAATAAGCTATGCTATAACAGTCTGTAATGAGTTTACAGAAATACAAAAATTAATCCCATTTTTATTAAAAAACAAAAGACAAGAAGATGAAATTATTGTTCTTTATGATTCTAAAAGTGGTAGCAGTAAAGTAGAAGAATATTTAAGGGCTAAATCAATTAACAGTGAATTTAGGTGGCATAAAGGTAAATTTGATAATCACTTTGCAAATTGGAAAAATAAATTAACATCATTATGTAATGGTGATTGGATATTTCAAATTGATGCTGACGAAATACCTCATATAAAATTAATAGAATTCCTACCAGAAATTATATTAAGTAACCCACAAAATGAAGTAATTAGGGTACCAAGAGTTAATACAGTATTTGGGTTAACAGATGAACATATAAGACAATGGGGGTGGGATGTTAATTCTAAAGGATGGGTTAATTGGCCTGATTTTCAATGGAGAATTTGGAAAAACCACCCAAAGATTAAATGGGTAAATAAGGTACATGAAATATTAGAAGGATATAGTGTATATTCTGAGTTAGAAACATATGAGGAATTTTCATTATACCATCCAAAAGATATAGAAAGACAAGAACAACAAAATAACTATTATAATACATTATAGAATGGGCAAAAAAACAACAATATTAATAACAGGGGTTGCTGGTTTATTAGGAAGCAGATTAGCAGATTGGATAATAGAAAACAAACCAGAATATAAGGTAATAGGTATTGATGATTTAAGTGGTGGTTATGAAGATAATGTCCACTCAAAAGTAGAATTTTATAAAGAAGATTTAGTAACATATGATTTAAATAGTATATTTACAAAACATACAATTGATTATGTTTACCACTTTGCTGCCTATGCAGCTGAAGGTTTGTCTCCATTTATTAGAGAGTATAATTATAAAAATAACTTAGTAGCGACGTCAAGATTAATAAATCAGTGTATTATGCACGATATTAAACGTTTAGTATTCACTTCAACGATGGCTGTATATGGTCATGGTGAAGGTGGGGTTTTCCACGAAGATATGAGCCGTAACCCAATTGATCCTTATGGTATTGCCAAAATGGCATGTGAGCGAGATATTGAAGTAGCAAATGAACAACATGGTTTAGATTATACAATTATTAGACCTCATAATGTTTATGGTGCCAAGCAAAACATTTGGGATAAGTATAGAAATGTATTAGGTATATGGATGTATTATTTACTAAATGACCAACCAATAACAATTTTTGGAGATGGTACACAACGTAGAGCATTTAGCTACATTGATGATTCAATTGAACCTTTATTTAATGCCCATTTAGAGCCTAAGGCATCCAAAGAAATAATAAATTTAGGTGGTATTGAAGATTATTCAATATTAGAATGTGCAGAAACACTACAAGAAATTGTAGGTAAGGGAGAAATTGTACATTTAGAAGGTAGACATGAAGTACACACAGCAGTACCAACTTGGGAAAAATCAGTTGACATATTGGGATTTGAATATAAAACAAGTTTAAAAGATGGATTAGCTAAAATGTGGGAGTGGGCAAAGTCACAACCAATGAGGGAAAGATTTATTTGGGGTGATTATGAAGTAGATAAAGGAATATATAGTTTTTGGAAGAATGACTATACAACAAAGAAATAAATTATGAAAAATGTTTACGATGTTACAAATGAGTTTGAAAATAAAATAGCTGAATACACAGGAGCACCTTATGCGATTTGTGTTGATAATGCTAGTAATGCTATTTTTTTATCTTTAATGTATGAGCAGGTATCAGGTAAAACAATTACCATACCTAATAGGACATACCCTTCAGTACCTTGTGAAGTACTACATGCTGGGGCTACTATTAAATGGAAAAAAATTAAAGGTAAAACTCTTAAAGGGGCATATCAATTAGAAGGAAGTAATGTTTGGGATGCAGCTTTAAGTTTTACTTATAATATGTACAAACCCAACACCCATATGTGCTTATCATTTACGGGACCTTATAAACATTTTAAACTATCCAAAGGTGGTTGTATCATAACTGATGATCATGATGCTTATTTATGGTTTAAACGCGCTAGATATAGTGGTAGACGCGAATGTTCGTACCATGATGATAATTTTGATATGTTAGGGTGGAATTTTTATATGATGCCTGAACTAGCAGCAAGAGGTTTATTACTTATGGGTCAATTTTGGAATGGTGAACAACCCGTGATAAATGAAGATAAAGAAATGCCATACCCAGATTTATCTAAATTTCCGATTTTTAATAAAAAAACTACTGAATCAATTGGATAAGAAAGTAGCAATAATGCAACCTTATTTCCTACCTTATGTAGGATATTTCCACTTAATTAAATCAGTTGATGAGTTTGTTATATATGATAATATTCAATATACTAAAAAGGGGTGGATTAATAGAAATAGGATATTGGTTAATGGTAGTGATAAAATAATAACCATCCCTATTAAAAAGGACTCAGATTATTTAGATATAAGTGGTAGATATTTAGCAGATAGTTGGGAAGTAGAAAAATTTAAATTAAGTAACTTAATAACTTCATCGTATAAAAAATCACCTCAATTTAATAAAGTGTTCCCTGTTATTAATTCAATATTAGAGTTACCTAATACTAATTTATTTGAATTTTTATTAGGTAGTTTATATATATTAAATTCATATTTGAGGATTGAAACACCAATAACAATTTCAAGTTCAATTGATATAGACCATTCATTAAAATCTAAAGATAAAGTAGTAGCTATATGTAAAAAACTTAATACAGGTACCTATATAAATGCTATTGGTGGGCAAGAATTATATGATGTTCAAGATTTTAAAGATAAAGGATTAGATTTAAAATTTGTAAAATCCTCACCTTTAAATTATAAACAATATAAAAATGAATTTATTCCTTGGCTCTCAATTTTAGATGTACTAATGTTTAATAAAAGACAGGATATAACAGATTACTTAAACAATTATACTTTAGTATGAAATGGAAAAAATTAGGTCAAGTATTTGACCCTACAAAATGGAGTGATGGTATTCAAAGAGATTGGATGAAATCCCACTCTCAATCAGTTAGTACTTTAATAAAAGATGACTGTGTTAGGGTGTATTTTTCATGTAGGCCTGAAAGAGAAATTAGTGGTGGGATGACTTCAAATACATCATGGTTGGAATTAGATAAAAATGATATAACTAAAGTATTAAGAGTATCAGATAAAACAGTTATGCCTTTAGGAGATTTAGGAGCTTTTGACGAACATTCTGTATATCCATCATCCATTCTTAAAGAAGATAACTCTATTTTATTATATTATGCTGGTTGGTATCGATGTAAAACAACACCTTTCAACTGTGCTATTGGTTTAGCTACTAGTACTGATGGTGGTAATACATTTAAAAGATATGGTAAAGGCCCGGTATTAGGATCATCACCTAATGAACCATTTGTTATTAGCGGTCCTAAAATAAGAAAATTTGGAGATACTTATACGTTATATTATCTTGCAGGTAACAAATGGATTAACCATAAAGGTAGACCTGAAATAATATATAAAATTAGAATGGCATTTTCTAGAGATGGTATTAATTGGATAAAACATGATCAAAATATCATTAGTAATATTTTAGGGGAAAATGAATGTCAAGCAGGCCCTGATGTATTTTATAAAGATGAAAAATATCATATGTATTTTGTTTATAGAGAAGGATTAGATTTTAGAGATAAAGTTGGTAGAGGATATAAAATAGGATATGCCTATTCTACTAATGGGACACAATGGGAAAGAGATGATAATAATGCAGGTATAAGTTATTCAGAAGATGGTTGGGATAGTGAAATGCACCATTACCCCCACGTGTTTAATCTAGATAATAAATGGTATATGTTATATAATGGGAATGAGTTTGGGAAGTATGGATTTGGATTAGCAATATTAGAAGATGAATAAATCAGATTTATCACATATAAAAAACCATTTAGAAAGGTGTAAAGATGATTTTATACCAAACTTACAATCTTATGTTAATTTAACGGAATATTCTAAAAAAATATGGTTAAAGGCTGTTAGATTTGAGAGATTTACCACTGAAAATAATGAATTAGTAGGTTTAATAGCTGCTTATGAAGATAATTTAAATAAAATAGGGTTTATTACTAATGTAAGTGTTGAAAAAAAATGTCAAGGATTAGGAATATCAAATTCATTACTAAATGAGTGTATAATTTATTTTAAAAATAAAGGACATAATGCAATTAATTTAGAAGTGTATAAAAGTAATAAAAAGGCAATTTCATTTTATGAAAAAAATGGATTTAAAATATTAAATGATAATGATAAAACAATAAAAATGGGTATTAAATTAGAAAGAGACTACGACCAAGAATTCAAAGACACTAAAACACATAAATATGCATACAATTTTGATTTTGATATTATGCATCCCTATATGATAAAATCATTTACCCCCCATTTTGTTAAAGGTAACTGTTTAGAATTAGGGAGTTTTAAAGGAGATTTTACAAAAAGACTGCTACCACATTTTGAATATATAACTTGTGTTGAAGCCTCATCAGAAGCTATAAGCGAAGCTCAAGAAAAAATAGGAAATGAAGTTAGGTGGGTTGAAGGTAGATTTGAAGATATTAGTTTACCTACTAAATATGATAATATTGTCATTACTCACGTATTGGAACATATTGAAAATCCAATAGAATTACTTAAAAAAATTAAAGATGAATGGTTATCTGATGAAGGAAAATTATTTGTAGTTGTCCCAAATGCAAATGCTCCATCAAGACAAATAGCTGTAAAGATGGGGTTAATACCAACTAATACTTCAATAACCCCAAGAGAAATGGAACATGGTCATTATATAACTTATACTTTAGATGTTTTGGATAGTCATGCAATTCAAGCAGGGTTGAATGTTATAAATAGATCAGGGATATTCTTTAAAGCCTTAGCTAATTTTCAATGGGATAAATTACTCGAAACTGATATAATTAATAAAAAATATTTAGATGGGTGTTATGCCTTAGGTCAACAATACCCAGATTTATGTTCAAGTATAATGTTAGTTTGTCAAAAATAAAATAATGAAAATACACATATATTATAGACATGCCTCCAATTGTATAGTAAAAAATAGACCTAGTTGGTTTACTTTTGAAAAGTGTTGGAAGAATTTACTTAAAACTATTGATGGTAGGGATGATATTAATTTAACTTTAGCTTTAGATGGTGATATAGAAAATGATTTTACTAAAAATTATAAAGATAAATTTAAATTATTTCCTACTAATCATGGTTCAAGTTTATTATCATATAGAGATTTATTAAAACACATCCAGAATACTGATATGGATCAAAATGATCTTATTTATTTTATTGAAAACGATTATCTTCATCTAGATAATTGGGTTGATAAAGTAATAGATTTATTTGAATGCTACCAGTCTTTAAATTATGTTTCATTATATGATCATAATGACAAATATATGCCGATGTATGACAATTTAGCATCCAAAATAATAACTTCAAAAACCCATCATTGGAGAACAACACCTAGTACTTGTGGTACATTTGTTATTACTAGAGATATGTTTGATAAAGATTATGATGTTTGGGAAAGTGCTGTTGGAGACCATAATACGTTTTTGTATCTTAATCAAGAAAGACAGAGATACGTTCTAACACCTATACCAGGATTAGCTACACATTGTATGGAGGAGTTATTATCTCCAACTATAAAATGGGAAAAAATATGAAAATAGATTTAGATATTAAATTAGACGAAATAGCTCAACAAACAAAAGCATCAGATATATATGAGCATCTTCCAACATTAAAAAATTATGCCTCCAGAAGTAGGCATATAACTGAAATGGGAGTTAGAGGAGTAGTATCAACATGGGCTTTTTTAGCAGGTAGACCTAATGTACTTAGATCATATGATATGCTTCACCCCCGGGAATTTGGAGCTAGTAGTGAATTAAATGATGTAATTAATACAGCTAATGAAAATCGTATTGATTTTAGATTTATAGAGCAAGATGTATTAGAAGCTAATATAGCACCGACTGATTTATTATTTATAGATACTTGGCATGTTTATAAACAATTAACACAAGAATTAAAATTACATTCACCCAAAGTACGTAAATGGATAATTTTACATGATACAACAAGTTGTGCTTACAGAGATGAAGAAGGATATGAAAAAGAATTAGGTGAAAAATTTGCTAACCCACTATTAGAAGGACAACCACAAGGAATATGGCCAGCTGTTGAAATGTTTATACATAGAAATAGTCAAGATTGGAAAATACTAGAAAGATTTACTAATTGTCAAGGATTAACTATCTTAGAAAGAATTTCAAATAAAAAAAATTATTAATGGATTTAAATAAAATTAATAATTTAATAGTTGATATTACAGATGTTAATAGATTTTCAATGGTAAGTAAACCTTTATTTCAAACAGTAGTTAGAAATTATTATAATATAAATTCACTTGAGGGTGATATTATTGAATGTGGTGTTTGGAAAGGTGGATACTCAGTATTTTTAAGTCATTTATTTAATAATAGAAAAATTTGGGTTTGTGATTCATTTGGATACTCAGCTTTCCAACCTATAAAAGACGCTAAATATAAAAAATTAACATATTATAGCGAAATTCAAGGAAAAATGACTGATAGATTCCAACAAGGAGATGATATGGGAATGAGTGTATCATTAGATAATGTAAAATGGGTATTTGATAAGTATGGTTTAGAAAATGATTCAAGAATTAACTTTATTGAAGGTTTTGTTAATAAAACATTACCTACTCTAAACATTAATAAAATAGCATTATTGAGAATTGATGTTGATGGTTATTCACCAACTCGTGAAGTATTAGATCATTTATATGATAAAGTCGTACTTGGTGGGATGATAATATTTGATGATTTATGTTTAATAGAAAGTGCTGAAGCTACTAAAGATTGGTTAAATGAAAAAGGTTTACCTTTAGAAGTACGTAATCCTTATGATGATAAAATATATTCATTAAAAAATAAAGTTGTTGATTCAGAATCAGGATTTCATACAGGATCCTATATAATAAAAAAATAATATGATAAGTTTAATTATACCAACATATAGAAATCCAGAATATTTGGATATTTGTTTAAAATCAGCTATTGAGCAACAAAAAAACACTAATGAAATAATTGTTGCTGTAGATGGTTTTGCAGATGAAAGTATAGATATTTTAAATAAATATAAAGATAATATTAATGTATTAGATTTAATAGAAAATCAAGGAATGCAACATGCCCTTAATTTAGGGGTAATGAATGCTA